AATCAAGAAAGTCGTTCCTGATTGTTTGTATGTCAGTCTGTTTCGTCACAGTCCTTTCTTTGCTAGTTGAACTTACTCACATATTATATCACTCGAAACGGTTTGATTGACGTTTCGGGACATAATCACTGAAAATAAAATGATTCGATTTCGTGCAGCGCATCTTCACTGTTGTTACGATTACTCTATCGAAGGGGTGGACAGTTTGGATGCGGTGCTTGTGACTTGGTAACGAGAACAAAAAAAGGGAGGGGGCGAAGCCCCCTCCCTGCTGTTGTTACGCTATGCTCTTCAACAGCGATGCTGCTGTAGGCTTGATGCGCTTCTGTGTCGATGACGCTGTTCCAGAGAACAGCTTCTCGCGTGTGTCATAGAAGTCGGCTGCGCCTGTCCACTCCCGATGTGCAAGCACCTCGAAGAGTGTTTGCATCGCGGTTGCCTGCATCTCAAAGATAGCTTCCAGCGACTCGCTCTTGATGCGTCTCGCATCAATGCGAGTGGTCTCCGCGAGTTCGCCGTTCCGGCGTACCTCGTCGTCGTACTGCGCTTGCAGCTTCTTCTGCCAATCGCGCTGACCCTGCGCTGCTTTCTCGAATGTCGCAGTAGCTGCTCCATATGCGAGAAAGACATCTCGGTTGTAGTAGGGATTGTCGGCAAACGACACTGGGTTCTGATCCGCTTCTCGCGGATCCAAACCCTGTGGCAGATGTTCATCGAACATCTGTATGTTTGCCTTGATGGTGTTGTTGACATCATCCATGTTGATAGTTACTTCATGCTTCTTCACTACATTTACAGTTTTCTTCGTCATAACAAACTCCTTCGTTTGTGTTAAGGTTTACACATACACACAGAATGTATGTATACAGCTAAAGACACTTTTAATGGCTCGCAGCGTCAAGAGCGTTTAGCTAACCAACTTCGGGATAAGATTCGCGGAAGGAGCCGATTTGCAAGGCAAATTGGAAGGAACCGCTAATCTTATTTGATCCCTCGCTGATTGGGTCGCTCTTTACTCTCGAGACTAAAAGCTGTCATCATGGTTGATATGATACAAACTCGTGTGTGTGTGTCTCAATGTGTGCGTAGGCATGACACGCAGGCTTGTCCTGCAATGCGCGGCCTAGCGCATATTGCGGACTGCGCCACGACTTCGAGGACGAATAGTCCGAGGGGAGTAATAGCGCAGAACACCAGTTATCACCAATATCTGAGACAGTATTCTTGATGATAGGGCATTGGCTACATATGGCATGGTTCTATCTGCAAGCCAGCGTGCGCTGGCTGGGCATTGGATGTCCGGCTCATGCCTATGGCATGACTGCGCTATGAATGTGCGTGGCTTGCCACGCCCAGCGCAGCCGGACACCAATGGGCGATGGCTTGCAGATATGGTTCTGCCATATGTAGCTGGTTGTGCGTTGACAAGTGGGCAGCACCGAGTGTATAAGGGGGGGATATAGGGGGGGTTCAATGATTAGTGAGGATGTGTAGATGGCTATGAAACAGCTTGCTCTGACCAGCAAACAAGCGCGGCTGGTTGATACACTCGTAGCAACAGGATGTAGCATCAAAGAAGCCGCGCATGAAGCTGGGTACGCAAGCGGTGAGAGTGGGAGAGTGACAGCCAGTAAGGCTTTGCGGTTGCAACATGTGCAGGCGTACATGATGCAACGAGTGGCGGAGAGTTTAGGTGTGAACGCTACGACTGCCGCTGCACGGCTAGTGCAGCTCGCTCAGGGAGCCAAGAGTGAGTACGTACAGCTGGAAGCGAGCAAGGATATCCTAGACCGGGCTGGGTTCAAGGCTCCCGAGCGACACATGCACATGCACGCTGGCGACATTACAGTGTCGATTGACTTGACATAGCGTGTGGGGTCCAAAAACCGAGACGTCCACCCCTCGACCCCCACCTTCTCTCTTGCAATTCCCATCAGAACTCTGTAGCATATATGCACCATGCGAATATTCATATTGTTATTTTTGTTTCCGTTTGTTGCATCTGCCAGCTGCCTTGATGATTTGCAGTCTATGGGTTGGCGTGTAAAGGCAGAGCAATCTCCTTCTGGTTTTTGTTCTATCAATGAAGCCGTACGTTTGTACGCCACTGATACAACAACCTTTCATCCTTCTGTTTTATTGTCTTGCTCAACAGCAAAAGATGTTGGGATGTGGGCAAAATATATTTCTGCCAAAAGGGTTGATAATGTTGGTGGGTATGTTTGCCGTAAGCAGCGCAGTAGTATGTTTCCAAGTCAGCACAGCTTTGGCAAAGCCATAGATGTTACTGCTATTGATGGCGTTCCAATATCAAAGGATTGGCACTCTGCATATAAAGCTGGTTGTAAATTTTTTAATACCGTATTAACTCCAATGCATGATTCATTGCATCACGATCATTTGCATATGGATAATGGATATGGTTATAGTTGCTTATTTGATATTGTGCGTTGAATTTTTTTTATAGATATGCTTAGAGTTTAACATGGCTAATCCTATTTCGCTTGAAGCTATTCTTAAAGATATGAAACTGCATCATCAGTTTTATATTCGTGGTGTATTAAACTCTATGCTTCCAGAGTTTATTAATGGCAGTGATAGAGTTATTTCCGAAAAGAATATATCTGGCGAGGCTATTGAACTGATGCGCGGCATGGTCAATGACCTTGTGCCTGACTTTGCTACTAAAGAAGAAGGTTTTGTTGGCTCTTTTGGTTACAATGACATTAATAAAAAATATAAACTTGGTAACCTTATGCGTAGGCCGGGTTTTGATGTGCAGTCTTTTGAGGAAGAAGTAAAGACCAGTCTTGGTACATTTGATGTCTATAAAGAAGATGGTCAGATGGTTATTAAAGATAGGTACGATTTCCCTGAAGTTGGTGAATGGAAAGAGTATTCTGATCTTAAAACATTTATGGATTACTTCGATGCCATTCGGAAGCAGCCACGCAAAGCGCAATACTTTGGTGCAAGGTTTATTGGTGAAAGAACAATGCATGATGGCATGGATACCAACCTTGCTGTTAATATTGCCATACCTTCAGAGCCGCAAACAGTAGATATAGACTATGATGATGACATCGAATCTGATGCGCCTACGTTTGTACTTGAAGGGCCAATGACAAATAAACGTGCTTCTTTATGGAAAACATTTACAAATATGTTTGTTTCAGAAGCACAGGCAGCTGGCATAACATCTGATAGAGATGATGGCAGTGGCTATATGTCTTTAGATACTGTAGATCCACCAGATCCTTTAGAAGATGAGGCTATGGAAGCATTTATTCAAAATAATTTTGATCCAAGAAACCTCATTGTTAATGAGAAAAATTAATGCCGAAGTCGCCAGCATGGACAAGGAAAGCAGGACAGAACCCCAAAGGTGGTCTGAACGCCAAAGGTCGCGCATCTTACAGAACCAAGTCCGGCAAAAAAGGCAACTTGAAAGCACCAGTAAAAGGCGCACCCAAAACACCAGAACAGGTAAGACGTAAAGGCAGTTTCCTTGTACGGATGGGATCTGCCAAAGGGCCACTCAAAGATGAAAAGGGTAGACCTACAAGATTAAAACTCTCACTAATTGCATGGGGTCATCGTGGTGACAAAGCCTCTGCGGTAGCCAAGGGTAGGCGACTTCTGGCTCGCTACAAGAAAATGAAAGAGAAGAGGAAAGCATAATGTTTGGCAAGGCTATTACAACTGGTGTAGGCATGGGTATTTTTAAACAGTTGGGAAAGCAAAAATCTCAAACCGCTACACAATCTAAACCTCAAAAGAAAAAGAAAAAGACTACGCAAATATCTGGTGCAATGCAGATGAAACGTGGCGGCAAAGGTCGTAGAAGTTTAATATCAACATAAGGAGATTGCTATGCCTAGTCATTACGGAAGCGGAATGGGTGCAAAGAAAAAGAAGCCAAAGTCAATGTTAACTGCAAAACAAAAGACATTGCCTGAAGCACTGAAGAAAAAAATTGTGAAGTCTAAAATGAAAAAGGCCTAGCTATGGCAGTTAATGCAGCTGGTAATTACACAAAGCCCGGTATGCGTAAGCGTTTGTTCAATAGAATAAAGGCTAGTGGTAAAGGTGGTAGACCGGGCCAATGGTCTGCACGTAAAGCACAGATGCTTGCATTGCAGTATAAGAAACGTGGTGGAGGTTATACATCGTGATAACTAAAAAACAAAACTCTACCCTTTTAAAGCATTCAAAGCATCATAGCAAAAAGCATATGGCTTTAATGCGTAGACTTATGAAACAGGGGCGGTCATTTACTCAGGCTCATAAATCAGCACAGAAAGAAGTCGGCAAATGATGAAAGCACCTAAGAAACCAGAAACTAAATCACTTATTAAAAAAGCGTCTGCTGATATAATGAAAATGGCAAGTCCAGCAGTCAAGGCATGGGCAAAGACCAATAAGATTGCAACATCTAAAGAAATTGACCAGATGCCATTAGTACAACTTGATAAACTTTATATGAGATACTTAAGAGAAAAAGGGCAGTAAATGGCACGTGCGCCATCACAAACATCATTGATGAGATGGACAGGCCAGAAGTGGCGTACCAAATCTGGCAAACCATCAACACAAGGCTCAAAAGCTACAGGCGAAAGATACCTTCCGGCTGCTGCTATCAAAGCCATGAGCAGCGCACAGTATGCCGCTAGTAGCAAAAAGAAGCGTGAAGATACTGCCAAAGGCAAACAGTTTTCAAAGCAACCTAAAGCTGCAAGGCGTATAGCGAAAAGGTATAGATGAGTTTCTTACATACATTAAAAATTGAAGAGCGTGAGATCTTGCGAAAAGTGGTAAAGAAAGTACACCTTTGTCACCATCCTGAAGAGTTCTGTACTGATCGTGAGGCTGATAAGGTTATTGCAGTCATAGGGCCAGAAGTCATAGAACGCATGATAAAGTTTGGTAAGGATCAAAAGGTTGACCAAGTTTAAGTACAAACCAGATGGTAATGTCCTTAAATCATTTATGAAAGATGACAGTTTCTTTCGTGGCCTTCGAGGGCCAGTTGGCTCTGGTAAATCTGTTGGCTGTTGCGTTGAAATATTTCGCAGAGCCTTGCAACAAAAAAAGGGACAGGATGGTAAGCGGCGCAGCCGCTGGGCCATCATACGTAATACTAATCCACAGCTAAGAACAACCACCATCAAGACATGGCTTGATTGGTTCCCCGAAGCTGAATGGGGAAAGTTCTTATGGTCAGTTCCATATACACACTGGATTAAGCAGGGTGATCTGGAACTTGAAGTTATCTTCCTAGCCCTTGACCGTCCAGAAGATGTAAAAAAACTTCTCTCCCTTGAGTTAACTGGCATCTGGATTAACGAGGCTAGGGAGATACCGAAGTCTATCATTGATGCCTGTACTATGCGTGTTGGTCGTTATCCTTCTATGAAAGATGGTGGCTGCACATGGACAGGTGTGATTGCAGATACTAATGCACCAGAAGAAGATCATTGGTGGCCCATTATGTCAGGTGAAGTGCCTGTGCCAGATCATATTCCAAAAGAAGAAGCCAAGATGTTGATAAAACCAGACAACTGGCTTTTCTTTACACAGCCACCAGCAATGCATGAGAATAAAGATCATGATGGTAATGTTACTGCATATTACTCAAATGATAATGCAGAAAACAAAACAAACATGAGGTCTGACTACTATACAAATATAGTTCAAGGTAAAACTAAAAGCTGGATAGATGTGTATGTAATGAATCGTTTAGGTGCAATACAGGATGGCAAGCCTGTATATCAAATGTTTGCATCTGATGTGCATGTAGCAAAAGAAGAAATACCAGTAGCTTCTGGTGTGCCTGTTTATATTGGTGTTGACTTTGGACTTACACCAGCTGCTGTGTTTGGACAAAAGGTTCGAGG